GCACCAGGCATTGCTGATGACGCACCAGATGGTTTTGTCTTGATTGTAGAATCCCCTGTTGTACCTACTGGAGCAGCTGCCTTAGCACCTACGTTATCAGGACCTTCGGGTTTTTCTTTTGTTGAACCGCCAACTTCAACTGCACTGTTTTTCAGATCAGATGGTTGTGGTGGTACTGCACCTTTCTTAATAGCGGTATCGCCAGTTGCAGCATCTTCTTTTACTTCTTCAGGAGACGCTTGCTCTGCGATCACCTTTTTGAATTTTTCATCAATACTTGACATTTACGTACTCCTTACGGATAAAATTAGATTGCGTTAAGATTTAATAATATTATTTATATATTATAAACTTCTTAACAGAGAATTGAACGCGGAGATCTTCCTCTCTGCTAGTTCTTGTGATGAGGGAGCGTTGTCAAGAGCATGCTTGACTGCTTCCAATTGTGCCTCTTTAATTGCACCGTCAACTAAACACCATTCCTTACCTTCATATATTCCCTGCACAAAAGCGTCAGGTGCTGAAGGATCTGCTACTATATCTGCAGCAGTGGATAGAGTAAAGTCGTCAGCAACAACAGATGTGGTACCTTCTTTCTTAATAGAACCAAGTCCACGGGATGACACACCCAGTTGCACACCCTCTCCAAGTAAGTTCTTAGCGATCTTACCCATAGGGGTTTCAAGTAGTTTTGCTTTACCAATAAAGTTTTTACCTTCTGGCATTAGTTCAACTATCTTATGTGATACGCGATCAAGGTTGATCGCAGGACCATCGGGATGACCAAGTTCACCAAGAGCTCTACCTTTTTTGATAAACTCTTCGTTATACTTTCCAACCTCACGTGCCATGGTCTCGTACTTATACATACGACCATTGCGGTTAGTAATCTCGGTTTGTAAAAAGACACCTTTAATGTAAGTATTCTTCTGACCGTTTTTTTCTTCGGTTAGAATTTCTACTGGTTCAATTTGTTCCGTGATCAGTTTCATCGGTTTCCTCTGGTTTTACTTCATCGTTACGGTTGATTACTTCCGCTGTTTCTTCTGGAGATGCTTGTCCTTCTGGAGGTAGTCCAGTTGGTTTACCATCATCAGGTACATGCGGAAACATTCTATTTGCAACATCTAGTTTACTCGCATCAACTGCTGCAGCTGCTTTCACTTGCAGCATATCTTTGAGTTTGTCTAAGGCATCTGCCTGTCCACCATCCCAAAGTAAGTCTACGATTTCTCGTTCTTGTGTAGCCATAATTAATCTTTCCTAACTTTTATTTATTACCGTTCCCGTTTTGAGACGCGGAAGATTTACGAGGATCCTGTTTACCATTCATTTTTGGTGGAGCTTCCCCGTTCTGTGCAGCTTGTTTTTGCTGTGCAATTTGCACATCTTTCATCTCTTGATCTTTCGGTATGTTTTCTATGTCTGCATCTATGGTTCCTTGATCCAATGCCACTTGACTTGCAGGATCTATTGCTCTTCCATTTTCAATATCATCACCCATCTGCATATCTATTTCATCAATCTGTGTCTCTGTATGACCTAAGATTTCTGAACGGATGTACTGAGTAGAGAAGTATCTCCCAACATAAGGATCCATAGCAGCGATAACATTGAGTTTCTCTGTCATCATTTCTAGGTTCTTAAGTTCTGTGAAATGATTATCATACAGATAGTCATACTGTATATGTTCTTTCATATCATCCCAGTCTTCTGGGGTGATAACACTCTTCAGGATTAACTGTGTTTTTAGGGTGTCGTTGAATATGTCACTAAACTTTTTGCGGAGTTTGCCAACAAACTTAGTAAACTTTAACTCGTCTCTTGTTATCTCTGCAGACCTTCCAACGTTAAATTGCTGTGTTGAATCTAGTCTTCCTGCAGGAACATTTAACGCTTTGTAAAGTTTTGTTTGGAAATATTGCACGTCTGTCAATTCTCCAAGGTTCTGACCACCTGGTAATGTAGTGATTTCAGTTCCTCTACCACCTTCTCTACGTGGTAACCAGAAGTCTTCCATCATTGACATGTATTTTCTGTCGTCTCTTATCTCTCCAGTGTTAGCATCATATACTAATTTGTTTCTATAGCGACCCATTACCTCACGGAGATATGTTTCTGCTTTTTGTTTTGGTAAGTTTCCTACATCAATATAGAATATTCTTCTTTCTGGTGCTCTTGATATTCTGTAGATAACAAGAGAGTCCTCGATCATACGTAATTGATTGAGAACTTTGATACCTTTATGTAAGTATGACAATACAATATTCCTATTCGTATCCATCAAACCTGATGTACAATATGTGATTGCGTCTTTTGCTATTCTGATTCCACTATTTGCGGAAGTGTTATTTAAACCTTTAGGGTTGTATAAGAAATACTCTTCGCCTTTACCGAAGTCATACTTCATAAACTCATCTGCAGTTTTTGGTTTTGTTATCTGCCTTACTTTCTTAATCTTATGTGGATCTACGTATCTTAATTCTTTAATACCCTCAGCAGGATTATCTAAATCAATCACCTTATGATAATACATGCGTCCATCAATGTACCATCTGCGAAACATCTCATGTGCTTTACTATCAAATCCGAATAGATTCTTTATATAATCAAACTCATCACGAATTATATTCTTTACACTATCACTAACTTCAAGGTTATCCAAGTTAACTTGAACAGGACTATCGTTCTGATCAGCAACTATTGCTTCATGTATAATATCTTCAATGGCTTCATCCACTTCTGGGTGCATCGCCATCTCACGATATTTCTTCACCATGTCATACTCAGTCTTGAAGTTACCGTCTAGATCAAGGTATTGACCATAGTAACCTCCTGCAATATAACTAGTAGCTCCATCGTCAGAAGAAGGTTGGATCGGAGACGGAGCACGACTCTTACCTTCCTTCTTCTTGAACGAGAAACCGAATAACTCTGCCATAATATTTGTGGTTTCTTATCTTTATTATTTATGCGGGTTTCTAAACGAGAGAATCGTTAGAACTATTTCCAGCGTCTACTGCTTTAGAGGTGTGGAATTGATATGCAAACTCAACATCAAACTCTTCATAAGAATCGTTGTTATCGTATGCAACTGATACCTGAGATACTGATACAGGGAACGCGGAAAATAATTCGTATTGACGAATCACCTTAAGGTTCTGTCCATCTCCATCAAACTTGCTTAACTGGTCTACCTTGATTTGCTTCAAGATACCATCTGTATCAGATGAGATACCAGCAGTTGCAATGTTTGCACCTACTCCGTTTGTAAGTTCTATCCATTTCTCATATGCTGCACGCAATTCAAATGCGTCATCCATATAGAATGTTCCAGTCCATGTCTCATAAGTTCTGTCGCCAGGCACTTTAAGTACACGACCTCTGAATGGTAACTCAACAGTTCCTACATTTGTTGCGGGAAGTGCTGCTGCTTTACACATGTATGTTACTGACTCTTCTGGTTTTCCAGTTCCGTCAATTGTGGGTTCTGCTACTCCAGTTGGGAATCCATGTTCTACTGAGAACAGGTTAGGGCGAACCCCGCCCTTAATTGCCGATTGGAAAGTTAGTAAACCTAATCCTTTAGCTGCCATTGTTAGTGTGCTCCGATGTTATCTGCGTGGGACGACTTCTTCAAATGATACACCTGTTCGTGTAGCAATGAATGTCAGTGTGATAAAGTTGATTGAACGTGCAGGCTTGATATAGAAATCTGCCTTAAATTCGTTCGCGTCGATGATTGCACCAGTGTTATTGGTTGTATCACACACAACTAAGAAATCTGTAATTCCTCTTTCAGCTTGAATGCCTCTAAGGAATGGTTCAACAACATTCTTAAAGTTGCTACGTGTGAATTCATCATTAAGTTCAAAAAGGACTCCCTTCGCAGCGTTGCCGATTGTCTTTTCTATCACATTGAAAAGACGTCTGACGTTGATGCGATCAAATGCAGATGGTGAAGCGAGAGCAGTTTTGTCTCCGAAGAGTACAATACCTTGACCAGGTAAAGAAGTAACTGGGTTAATTCTATTCTGGTAGAGTGTATCTCTTTCAGATCTAGTTGGTGAGAATGCTAGTTTAACAGCACCTCTAACCGCACCACGATTCAGTCCTGCAGGAGAGAACCATGGAGTACCGTTTGCAGTTACGCTCGCACATAATCCTGCAACGTCTCCGTTAAGAGGAACGTAACGATACTTGTCGGCAAATCTATCGTAGATATACTTCCAACCATTGTCAAACACACCGAATGATGTTGCTTGCATGTTGTCGTAGAAGTCTACTACATTTTGTGTTTGTGTTGCTGAAGATGTAACTCCAACGACGTCTCCGTAGTAAGGGGAGAGGAAACCAACACAGTCTTTTCTTCCAGAAGCAACTGAAAGAACCTTAGCAGCGATTGCTTGTGTGTTTGTTTTACTTGATGCATCGCCAGGACCCATGAGGATGTAATCTACATTTAGTGTCTCAGTGTCTGCAAACTCAGTAAGACCAGTGAGGATTTCACCAGATGTTGCAGATAATGTTTCAGCACCCTTTACAAAAGTATAACTTCTGTTAGCAGAGTCTGAGGAGAATAGGTCAAATGTAGTTGTGCTATCTGAACCAGCGTTACCTGTTCCACCGAAGTTAGCACCAGATGAAATTGCAGCATTACCACTTACATCATATGCATCGTTCTCATGTGAACCCCAGTACACATACTGAGATTTGTCTTGAACAACTGTTGGGTAATAGTTTACTGCACCTGATGATGTCTTAGCATTGTTTGCTTTAGAAACATATGTAAACTTCTCAAGTAAAGTATTTGGTTTTCCAGTTATAACTCCTGTTGAATCATATACAACAATGTGCATTTCATCATTAGAACCACCACGTTCTGCAACATAAGGTGAACTACCAGGTCTAGGAGCAATTGAATTCCAACTTACACCTGTGAATGCATTTTGTGAATCATACCAACTAGACTTTGCAGTAACAGTAACGTCACTAACACCATTCTCGATGATGTCAGTAGCGATCCAAGTATCAGAAGTAATTAAAGAAACAGTATTTGTTGCTGAATCCCATGCGTAGATGAATCCAGATTTAGATCCGTTAGGTGAAGCACTTGCTGTAGCAACTGCTGTTCCTACTGTAACAGTTGAGAGAGCACCGTCTAGAGTTAAAGAAACATCAGCACCTTTGTCAATGATTGAAACTTTGATTGCATTTGCTTCAACGCCAGGATTTCTTGCTGCCCACTTCCATGGGTTTGCTGATGCAGTAGCATAAGTTGATTCATATACATCAATCGTTGGAATAGAAAGAGTATATGGAGATGTGACGTTATCGTCTGATGCAGTTAGTTGTCCACTTGTAGATACTCGAACAACATCAAGGACTCCACCATACTGTAGAAAGCTTGCAGCTGTCCACCAAGTTGTTGCGTTACCTTCTGATGGTTCACCGAACTGTTCAATTAGCTGAGACTCGTTTGCGATGCGAACTGGTTTAAGAACAGGTCCTTTAGAAAAGGCACCCGCTATTGCTCCGACGTTTACTTCAACCGTCTCAATCGACCCGATAGTCAGATCCCTCTCTTGGATCTCGACTCCTGGCGATAGAAGCGTGCTAGCCATGTATTTTACTCCTGATGTAATAACAATTTTTGTCTAATATTATTTAGAAAAAGATGGTTCTTTAGCGGTACTCCCACATATGAGACATGTCTCCATACTCATCTAACCGCCATTTATTTGGATCTTCTTCGTTCATATCAACAGTCCAGATGTTACCTTTGTCATCCACTATGGTCTCATCTTCTAATCCATCATCAATGAATCCAAAAGGTGCCATGTCCTGTTCAATAGCGTTCTTTTGCTCTTCATATATCCTTCTTCTGATGTCCTGATCAGTCATCTCTTTGAAATATTCCTGTTGTACCAACCATCCAAAGATAACTAAACACATTACAAGATCATCATTATACCCTTCATCTGCTTCAAATGATTGCTTGTTTTGTATAAACGTCGTCAGTTCTGATACGATGTTGTAATCCTTAACAAGTAACTTATCATCTTCTATAAGAGTTTTAAGGTTAGAGCATCCTTGTGCTTTGACAGTCTTGCTCATTTTTACACCCATCTGTGTTTTATTACCTGAGAATCCCTGTCCGACTATTTGCCCTGCTCTACCACGCATGGCACACATCAGAGTATTTTCGTATTCCAAATCGTAAAATAGACTACCCGCTACCGCTTCTCCTATATCATTTACTTCAGTAAGAACATATGCTTTGTTATAATTAGTTGCCACATTGTAGATAACATTAGGAAATAACATAGGTCTTACATCCTTATCTCTATACTTTGCCACCAGTCTCCACGGTGCATGAGTAATATCAATTACAACAAAGGCACTATAATCTTGTGCTAAACCACGAGAAACATCAACAGTAATAATATACTCATGTTCTTTGATAGGGTTTTCATACACATCAAGATTACCATTGGTTGTCATTATATCATCATACGTAAGCGTTCTGAGTTTCGCTGCAGTAATTAAGGTATCAACAGATCCTAAGAATTCACACTCAAATTCCTGTGTGAACTGTCTCTCAGATGTATTTGCTATAGTTGTTTCTTTCCACTTCGCATCTCTACCTGGCACTTTTGACCAGTGTACTTCATTCCAAGCATATCCATTTCTACCTTTCTGTGCATCCACCCACAACTTATAGAAGTGGTTCATTCCATTGGGTGTTGAGATGATGATGACTTTGGTTGATGTACCAGATGTAATAGTAGGATAAACAGAGGAAAAGAATTGCTCCGCAATATGATTGGGTATGAACGCAAACTCATCGAGGAATATAATATTAAACGACATACCCCTGACAGCAC